ACCTTGTGAACCTGCTGCGCCGACTGTAACTGCATAATCAACACCCGAAGCAAATAAAACTCCATTCCCTTCGATAATACCGCCGCCGCCACCGCCGCCGCCATTGTGCATACCCCAACCTGGATGAGCCCTGCGGTCCCCGCCACCGCCGCCGCCAGCTGCGATTAGATATTCCATTTGAAATGGTTCTGCTGGTTCTTCTTGTGATTTAGCTACATTAGTAAATTTACCACCAGCTAAACCACCATTACTGATAGATTTAATTCCCACTCTTACTCCTAACTTATTTCTGAACCAAAAGCTGAAAAAGTAACGTTTGCATCAGAAGCCCCAACGCTCACTACATCTGTATCTCCTAATGTGATACCTAATGTTAGAGTTATTGTATCGTTAGCGCCAATGCTACTGTCAAAAGCAAGATAATGTGAATCTGCCAATGTTGCGTTATCTGGTTTTACTGCGATTCTAAATGTATTAGCCGCAGCTTCTCTGTTGCAAATAACGATAGTAGATATGACTGCTTCTGTGCTTGATGGAACTGCATATAAAGATACATCATTTGCTGAAGCATCTCCTACTTGTCCTAACACCTTATAAACGTTTGCCATTTATTTCTCCTATTCCTTTATGCGCCTATTAATAAAAATGGATGTATGTCTGCTGGTACTGATACTTGACTTACTTTTACTTTTTTAACTGAAGTTGCATCAGTATCATATACAAGTATTTCATCATTAGCTACATCAACTGTAATTGAAGTACCATCAGTTGCGCCATTTATATCTACTGCAATAGCGCCAGAACTGTAAGATATACCATTACCACCAGATAAATATGATTCAACTAATGAATCTGCATAATACAAATTAGTAGAACCTTCAGTTAAGTTATCTGTAGTCTTAGTTGCTAAATCTGTATCAAATAAACTAGATGAATAGTAAAGATTAGTAGAACCTTCTGCAACATCATCAGATGTACCAGATAGTTCTGATAAAGCATCTTTGCTTTCAACTTGTGAATCTACATAAGCTTTTGTTGCAGCATCTTGTGCAAGTGTTGGGTCTGATACGCTAGTAATTTTATTACTATTCATATCTAAATCACTTGTTGGTGCAGTAAAGTCTGTTATTTTATTTGATGTTGTTGTTGCGCCAACTTGTGCAGCGCTAACACTATGTGGGTTAGAAGTATCTGAAGTATGAGAAGTTAAATCTCCAGAAGTTGCTAAACCAGCTTCACTAGCAGTTTGATTAATCCATCCAGCTGCTACTGAATCATAAGCAAGAACTTCGTTATCAGCAACTGATGCAATAGTTACATCTGATAATTCTCCTAAAGTGTCTAATGTTAAAAGTTGTGTGTCAACATAATTTTTTGTTGCTGCATCTCCACTAGCAGTAGGTTCAGCTAGGTTTGTAATCTTTGCAGAACCTGCATCTAAATCATCAACTAATGTAAGTGTGTGTCCAGTTTTTATGGTAACTGTCGTACCTGTCGAACCTGCTATTTGGTCAACTTGTAATTCACTCATAATATTTTACATTTTCCTTCTACTACTAAAGTGTTAGTGTCTGCTATATCGACATCTCCTACTACCGAATAATTATAACCATCATTTGGTAAGGTTACGTTGCTATTTATAGTAGTTCCATTTTTGAAAAAACCATACTTCTTAATGTCATCAATGCCTGCATCAATATTATTTAACGCAGCTTCGCTTAATGGAGTTGCGCCAGCTACCCACGTTTGTTGTGTATAATTTGATTCTATATTAGCCAATAGTGTCAGTCCTTTCTATCTGTATAGATTCTACCGCAGTTTTTGTTCTGCTATATAGCACTCTTGCAAACATTATGCCAGAATCTGTAGTTGCAGATGCAGCAGCGCCACTAAAAAATCCTATTTCTTCTATTGTGCCAACTGCTTCTTCTGGTGCTACATAAAGATTAGTAATTGTGATTCCAGTACCACCAGCTATTTGTGATGTAACTGCTTTTCTAAAAGTTTCATTACCTAACGTAGTATCAGCAGTAGTAGGTGCAGTATTGTCAGAACCTATACCAATATATTTAATTTCGCAGTCAATAACATTATTTCTTAAAGCTTCAGCTAATAAGTTTTTTCCAGCAGATGTAATTAAATTTTTTAAATTTTGTTCATCAACTAAATTACCATCTTTATCAAAAGCTTTTATTTTTAAAGTTCCTTGCCAATTTAACATACAACTAAACTCCCACTTACAAATGTTGAGTTACTAGGTAATGGACATGCCAATACTGTTTCAACATCTACTTCAGATATACTAGCAGTTTCTGTGCCACCATCAGCTCTAACAACTAATACTTCTTCTGTGTCTATGTTTTCTGATATTTCAATAAAAGCATCAGAAATCTTGTCATCTATATCTCTAATAAATGATTCAAAAGTATATTCTGGTGGAGAAGCAACGCACTTAACATCATAAAATGTAATACCATTTCTAAATCTTATTCGTATGTGGTCAATAAGAAATATGCCAGATATATCTTGGTCAAATAATTGAAAATCTAAAACCTGTCCAGCTCTTAATCTTTCTGGACTGTTTTTAGTAGTAGTAAAACTAAGTAATGTACTTGTTTGTGCAAATCTATCTAAGTAACTAGCAGCTACATCAATAGCAGCTTCTGAACCTTTAATACCAGATTGTGTAGTTGCAGCATCAACATAACCAGTTGTGCTACCACCTTCTAATGCAGCTATTCTATCTACTTCTGCATCATCTCTTGCTAATGCAACTAATTGATATTGCCCTTTATAAGTTACTCGTAAAGAATCAGAACTTCCTATTGCAGTATCTGTAAACTCTTGTACTAACTCTGTTGAACCTAATGATATGTACCATTGATTACTTGTATCTACACCACGAATACCTACTGTTTGAGTTACATATCCAGAACCAGTATTAAGTTCAACTGTTGGTATCTCGTTAAATGGATAACCAACGTTAAATGTTTGTCTTGTACCATCTCCAATAAAAAACTCTTCTTGTGTATCAGTAACGTTTTTAACATTTGTTACAAATTGACTATTACGATATTTAAAGTTTGCTTTATCAAAAAATGGCATAGGATTTGTTAATACATCTGCATCACGAACTGTAAATGGTGCATCGTTAGAAGTACGCTCATAAAAATGTAATGCTTTATTTTCATCAACGTACCATACTGCGTTTGTGTATTCAGATAAAGTTCTCATCGCTCTATCTCCATTAACATAGTTAAAAACCATCTGGTCAACTACTGCCAAATCATCTATTGTGCCAGCGGTAACACCTTCTGCACTAAATACATTACTAATTAAATCTCTTACAATATCTCCAGCAGTAGAGTTTGTATATCCTCGTGCAACAATTCTTTTGTCTATAAAGAAGTGATTATCTGCACATTGTAGTTTCCAGATTCTTTGTGTTGGACTGATAAGCTGCGCTACTGGTTTAATAATTACACCTTTAAACGCTATATCTCCATTAGTATCTGTAACTTGAACTGATTGAAATGGTTCAAAATTGTAAAAAGAACCGCCATCTTTACCATCAAAAATATGTATGATTGCACTTGACCTACGCTCTGCGTTATCATCAATTATTAATTTGTTTTCTAACGCATCGTAATTAGTGCCACCGATTGTAACTACAACACTCATTAAATTACTCTAAATCGATTGTTAACTTGTAATCTATCGTTAATTTCTTTCATGTTTCTATCTGCTCTTGCTTCAGCATCTAACGATGAATCTATGTATATTTTATTTTCTACTGTTGGTGCAAGGAATTGTTGTACCGCAGAACTTCTTAATGCTGCTTGGTCTGCTAAATCTAACATAGGTAATAAGTTCTTTGCGGTATTAGATAAAGCTGCATTTTCTAATGAAGTCAAATTAACACCATTTACATTTGCCACACCACTACTTAAATTTGCGCCACCTAATGACATTACTTTACTTTCTGGTTGCTTTGAAGGTGGTTCTGGTCTATTACCAGCGCCAGAAGATGAATCATCGTTGCCACTTAATGCTTTTCTATCTTCATATAACATCTGTGATTTAAAAGCATCTGTTTGACTATATGAACCAAATCTATCAAAAGCAGATAAGTCTAATCCCATCGCACTAAATAAAGCATTTATTTCAGAATTGTTTAATCCCATAACTCTTTTAAGTGTTGACCTTGCTTCATCCATTACCCCTCTATCTTGTGCGGTAAGTAGTGCAGCTTCCATACTTAACTTAGCTTCTGTAAGTTCTAATCTTTCTGCATCTGTATCTATAGCAGCTTCGCTTGTTGCAACTCTTTGTGTTGCTATTTCAGAATCTAATTTTTTCATTTGTTCTGATGCTTGCATATAAGCACGTGTTGACATAGTGGAGTTATTTATTGCATCTGCTAAATTCTGTTGTACGTTAGCAAGTTCTATAGTTACATCTTTAGAAGTTGCTTGTCTGTTTTTAAGTTCAGTAAGTCTTAGTTGTTGTTGTTTAATATTAAGTTCATCTCGTGCATCAGCTTCTTCGCCTTTTTCATCTCTGCTTGCAATAGCATCAGCTAAATCTAATTCAGCAGAAGCAATTTCTAATTTAAGGTCTAAACCATTCTGTTGTTGTTTAAGTAAAGATTCTTCTTCTTTTTTAAGTTTAGATATTTGCGCTAGTTCTAACGCAGTCTGGACTTCGCCTTTACCAGCTTCTTCGTTAATAATCTTTTGTAGTTCAGCACGCTTTGCATAAAGTTTATTTAATTTTTCTTGTTCAGCAGCTTGTCTGCCTTCAATTTCCATAACGTTTTGAATAGCGTTAACTAAACCTAACATCGCAGCAATACTTTCGTTAGCTATTGCGTTAGCGTTTAATCTTTTTTGTGTATTCTCATCTAATTCGATTGAGTTCTTTTGTAAAGCATCGGAGTTTTCTTCTGTTGAATCTGTAAATCCATCTGTACCACCTGTAGCAGCGCCAGTTGCGTGTTCATAAGAGTACATTTTATAAATGTTTGAAGTTAGCTCTCCTTCTAAAAGTCTGATT